GTCTAAGTCTTCATCAAGACCCTGAACTAGATTTCACAAATGATTCACATATTGTGATTCGGGAAGGTAAGCGTAGAGTTAAATATTTCTTTGCTGATCCAAATGTAATCATCTCCCCCCCGGAGAAGGAAATCAAACTTCCTTCTGAAGATGTCTGTTTTCAACTGGAACATGCATCTCTGGAGAAACTTCTAAAGGCAGCGGCAGTATATCAACTTCCCGACCTTTCTGCAATTGGAGAAGCAGGTGTGATTCGTCTTGTCGTTCGTGATAAGAAGAATGATACTTCTAACGAATACTCCATCGTGGTTGGTGAGACTGATAATGAGTTCATCTTCAACTTCAAGGTTGAGAACATCAAGATTATTCCTGGTGCCTATGATGTGGTTGTGTCAGAAAAATTACTGTCACAGTTCAGCAATACCAAGTACAATCTGAAGTATTATATTGCTCTAGAACCCGATTCAGATTTCTCTTGATGCTATTTCCTTATTATTTGACTCCTGAAGGCAAACAGATTGTAGAATTAGTTGCAAAGGCACATTTTCAAGTGAAGGAAAATATTTCCTGGTGTGCTGGAGATAATTATGCTGGTGCAGTCATACTGGAAAATAAAACTTTCTTTATCTGCACCAAAACTATTTTAAAAGGTTCAAACCCAAACCAATACTTAAATGAAACTGTTTATCACGAAGCGGTTCATGTGGTTCAAGCATGTAAAGGCATGAAACCAATTGGAATTCCTTTAGGTCAAATGCCATTGCCTTCAACAAAAATGGGAGACATTAATCGATCAATATCCCTAACCAAAAAAAAGTGGATGCGACAAATGGAATATGAAGCATTTTGGTTGGAGGATAAACCGAAACAAGTCATTTATTATTTGAAAAAGTTCTGCTTTTAATTATGAACATTTTTGCCAATGATCAGTGTCCAGTGCTTTCTGCTGTGGCACTTCCTGATAAACACATAGTGAAAATGCCCCTGGAGACCTGTCAGATGGTCTCCGTAATCTTCTCCAAGTGGTACTATGATTGGGGCACCATTCCCAAGAAGGACGGCACCCCATATAATACAGAGAAGGGTGCGTTCCGTAATCATCCCTGCACTCAATGGGCGGCAAAATCCCACGAGAACCTTGCCTGGTTGATTCGGCACGGATTTGCCCTTTGTAATGAGTATCGGCATCGTTATGGCAAAGACCACGCTTGTATGAAAGGACTTGAAGTGGCAGAAAATATCTTTGCTACTAAAAGTGGAAAGGAGATTTCTATCTACAAAAATGTGGTAGAATTCACAAGGGCAATGCCCGACGAATACAAATTTGATGAAAGTATTGATACTCCAACAGCATATCAAAAGTATGTTGCGTCTAAACCTTGGGTTGCGGAGAACTATCTCCGTATTCCTTCTCGTAAACCTGAATGGGTATGAAAGTTTGTAGTAAATGCAATCAACTTTTGGATGACTCTTGTTTTTCACCTTCTAGTGGTGGAAAATATTTAAGACCAGAATGTAGAAAATGTGGATACAAGTTATCTAAAGAAAGAAAACTTCTTAGGGAAAAATATGGAGATCCTCCAACTGGATATCATTGTCCAATATGTTTGAAAACTGAAGAACACTTGAAAGGTACTGGTGGAAATGCTAGTATATGGGTTATAGATCACGACCACAAAAATAAAAAATTTAGAGGACATTTATGTCATAATTGTAATCGTGGTTTAGGTGTTTTTCAAGATGATATTGAAAGAATTAAAAGAGCAATTGAGTATTTAAATTATGAACAAACGAAATGACTTTTTGTGGGTGGAATCTTACAGACCTCAGACTATTGAAGATTGTATCCTTCCAGAAGGTATTAAGAAAACTTTTAGCGACTTTCTAAATAAAGGTGAAATTCCAAACTTGCTCCTTTGTGGTCCTGCCGGATGTGGTAAGACTACAGTAGCAAAAGCACTATGTAATGAATTAGGGGTAGATTTTTATGTCATTAACGGATCCGACGAAGGTAGATTCCTTGATACTGTCCGAAACAATGCGAAGAACTTCGCTTCGACCGTCTCACTTTCTTCAGATGCTAAACACAAAGTCATCATCATTGACGAAGCAGATAACACAACCAATGATGTACAACTCCTCTTACGGGCATTTACTGAGGAATTTAGTAGGAATTGTAGATTCATCTTCACCTGTAACTACAAAAACAAAATCATCGAACCCCTCCACTCCCGATGTGCAGTTGTCGAATTTGCGATCACAAATAAAGATCGACCAAAAATCGCGTCACGATTCTTTAAGCGAGTATGCGAAATCTTGGCTAAAGAGAATATTAAATATGACGACAAAGTAATTGTAGAATTAGTTAATAAGCACTTTCCAGATTGGCGTAGAGTTCTCAACGAATGCCAAAGGTACTCTGTTGGTGGTGAAATTGATTCTGGTATTCTTGCATCTTTTTCTGATGTTGCCGTAAATGATCTCATCAAACATCTCAAAGATAAGAACTTTTCTGAAGTCCGAAAGTGGGTGGTCGCCAACCTGGATAACGATTCTTCTGTCATTCTTCGCAGGATTTATGACTCCTGTTATACTTGTCTTTCTCCCCAAACTATCCCTGCTGCCGTTCTTATTATTGCTAAGTATCAATATCAAATTGCGTTCGTGGCTGACCAGGAAATTAACCTCCTAGCAGCACTCACTGAGATTATGTGTGAATGTGAGTTCCAATGAGTTATAAGAACCTAAAAGAAGAACCAGTAAAGACAACTCCCCAGAATGTGAAAGAGGCAAATGAAGCACTCTTTTACTCCAAAATGAATCTTCCACAGGCAGCAAAGCATTGTGGAATGACTCACAAAGAAATGAAATTGACCTTTTTTGAATACTTGAAGTATAACCAACCTAATTATGATGAATCAAAATTTTCAGAAACTAACTAAAAAACAACAGGAAAGAATTGTAGATTATGCAGAAGTTGTATACACAGATTTGAGATCTCAAATAGAACTTTGGAATAGGAAAAGAAATAATAGAAATACAGTTAGGGGAATTACACATGGAAATTATGATAGAATTCATACTATGTCTACCCCTTCTGGTTTGGTAAGTAAATCTGCAATTGAAACAAAATTAAAAAATCCGGAATTTGTTTTTACAAAAGATCACGCATACAGACCTCAATTTGTAATGCAAATGTTTATGGATAACACAGATACTTTTTTATCTGATTTTAATGTATTTTTAGAATATATTATTCTTGCTTCAACTACTATTCTTATTACTTCCAAAGAAAATGATAAGTTGAAAAGTTTCACAAAAAACCGAAATGGTGAAATAATTATTAAAGTGCCCACTGATAAAATATATAAAGAAGCGGGTATAGAATTACTTGAAGTTCAACAAGGTAGAGGATGGTGGAAGAGAGATTTAAAACCTGCTGACAATTATTTACCAACTCCAGATCTTTATCTTGAGTATGAGAAAAAATTCTTGGTAAATTGATATGTTATCCATTGAAGATGCAACTTGGGCCGCAGATCAATTTATAGAATACTATTCTAAATTCAATCGTATCGACGATTATCTTCGGTATGTTAAGCGGAGTAGAATGGACAATGCTTCTGGAAAATTATTTGGTCCTGAAGATGAGATTTTTTCTAACTTTGATTTACATCCAAATGATATGTCATTTTCAATTCGTCAGGTAGACACTAATCCAAAAACAACATCTAAGTATAATCAAGATCTTTACTCTGAAATTTTAAACGATACTGCCTCAAATCCTATTGAGGAAGCAATTCCCGGTAGAACTTTGAAGTGGATCGTGACTGAGGATACGACAAATAAAATAATTGGAGTAGTCCGTTTTGGATCTCCGACTATTAATTCAAAACCAAGAAATGATTATTTTGGTGAAGTTCTTTCACTTTCCAGAATTAACAGTGAGTTTGTAATGGGATTTAATATTGTCCCTGTCCAACCATTTGGATACAATTATCTTGGAGGTAAACTTCTTGCCCTTTTAGCATCTTCTAATGAACTCAAACGACAATTTGATCGAAAATATGGAATTGATCTTCAATACTTTGAAACAACTTCACTATACGGTACAACGAAAGGGGTATCCATGTATGATGGTCTTAAACCTTATATTCGACACATAGGGGATACTGAAAGTAATTTTCTTCCACTTTTTCATGATCATTACTTCAAGGAAATGTTCTGGTGGTTCAATAACACTGCAAATGGTGGAGAAAGACTTATCTCTGCAGATAAGTCTTCGAAGAAATTGAAGATTCAAACTAAGATGATTTCTATCATTAGAAATTCCTTAAAGGGGCATTCTAAGTTGGATGAATTTAACTCTTGTATTGAACATGCAAAAACTCTAACTGAAAAGAAAAGATATTATCTTTCTAAATTTGGTTATGAACCTGAGCAAGTTATTGAGTGGTGGAAGAAGAAGGCATCTAAGAGATATGAAAAATTAAAGTCCGAAGGTCGCCTTAGGACTCAACTTGAATTGTGGAAACATGATAATGATTTGGAGATTATTCGATGACTTATGAATTGAAGGATTGGTTAAATTCAATCAACCAAACAAAAAAGAATTTGATTGATGAAGACCCTTCCTTGGAGAAGGATTATGCACCATACATTATCAATCGTTGCTTCTCTGGGCACATTGATTGTTTGATGTATGCTAATGAAATGAACAAGTATCATTTCCTCCCAAAGAAGATGCAGTATGACTTTTTTATAAATAGTCTGAGAGTTAAAAAGAGATTTTCTCCTTGGCTCCGTAAAGATACGATCAAAGATCTTGATTATGTGAAGCGTTACTATGGTTATAGTAATGAGAAAGCAAAACAGGCTTTGAGGATTCTTACTCAAGAACAACTAACATTTATTAAATCGAAATTTGAAACTGGAGGAACAAAATGAGTGTCGTTCAAGAACCTGTTGTAAATTGGACACCTGACCAAATGGTTGAGGTAATCCTAAATGAACCTGATGATTTTCTCAAGGTTCGTGAGACTTTGACACGTATCGGAGTTGCTTCACGCAAGGAAAAGAAAATCTATCAATCTTGCCATATTCTTCATAAGCAAGGTAGATACTATCTCGTGCATTTTAAAGAATTGTTTGCACTTGATGGCAAACATGCTAATCTTACGGTAAATGATGTTCAGCGTCGTAACCGTATTGCTCAGTTGATTGCGGATTGGGGTCTGGTAGAACTTGTTGATGCTACCAAGATTCAAGATATTGCCCCCCTGAATCAAATTAAAGTTCTTTCTTATAAGGATAAAGCAGACTGGATTCTTGAGACCAAGTATAATATTGGTTCTAAAAAGAAAAAGGTCGAAGAGGAAACCGAATAAGAAAGTGGGGAGTTCAACACTCTCCTTTTTTATGTTATCTCATATATACTAATGATGTTGCCTTCGGGGACATTATACACTTACAGACGCTTTAAGGAGGTCTATTATGTTTGGAACAGATTCATTTACGCTTACAGTGCCACAAACTGCTAAGTATTTGTTAGAAATTCAAAAAAATAGCATTGGAATGGATGAGTGGTTTAAGAGGTTTGATACTGCGTATGAATCGCATACAAACTATCCACCATATAATCTAGTTAAAGAAAGTAGTATTGATTTCAGATTGGAAATTGCACTTGCTGGATATAGGAGAGAAGATATCGAGGTTACTACAGAATGGAATAAACTCTTTATAGAAGCAAAGAAAGTTGGTGATACTGACGATGAGTATCTACATCAAGGATTAGCAAAGAGGGCATTCACTCGTAGTTGGACTTTATCTGATGATGTAGAAGTTAAAGACGTTTCTTTTGAGAATGGATTGCTTACTATTAAATTAAATAGAGTTATTCCGGAACATCAAAAGAAGAAGGTCTATCAACTTAACTAAATAATATTGAGCTAAACTATCGTTGCCGCAGGGAGGTAACTGGCAAAAACCAGTTGACACCTCCCCTTTTTTTGTGCTATAATAACTTGAGAGGAAAAAATTCAAAATGTCAATCAAAATTGCATTACTTAAATCTGGAGAGACCATTATTTCTGATGCCAAAGAATTAATTTCTGAAGAAAAATTATGTGGGTATTTGTTTCAAAAACCGCATAAGATCACTATCAATAAATCAATTCTATTAACGGAAAATCTATCAACAGATATTGAAAATTCTATCGATTTAACATTATCTCCATGGATTTTGCTTACACTCGAAGATAAAATAGCAGTTCCACATGATTGGATTGTAACAATTGTGGAACCAATTAAAAACATAATTGAATTATACGAGGAAAAGGTAAATGGAAAAACAAGTGAAGTGTCTTCTATTAAAGATTGACACAGTATTGATTACTGAAATTATTGAGATGGGTTCTGAACTTGGGGAACCTGATTGTAAACTAATTAATCCTTATCGATTTTTTGGTGAAGATGACCTCCGACGTTGGACTGAGGAAGTTACAAATCAAACTGAATTTATGATTCATTCTGATAGTATTCTTACAATTGCAGATCCAACTCCTGAAATTATTGAAAAGTATCTTGAACTAACTGCATAATGCGCTTTTACACAAACGTTCAGATGGTCGGAGATCACTTCTTGGTTCGTGGTTATGAAAATGGTAGACATTTCATGACCCGTGAGAAGTTTTACCCGACTCTTTTTGTCCCCTCAAAAAAGAATACACAATACAAAACTCTGAATGGTGAATATGTTGAAGCAGTACAACCCGGAACTGTAAGAGAATGTAGAGACTTTATTAAGAAGTATGATGGCATAGAGGGTTTCAATATTTCTGGAAATGACCGATACATCTATCAGTATATTTCTGAGACTTATCCCGAAGATGAACTCAAGTTTGATATTAGCAAAATCAAAGTAACTACAATCGATATTGAGGTTGCATCTGAGAATGGATTTCCTGATGTGGAAAGTGCTGCAGAAGAAGTTCTATTGATTTCAATTCAAGATTACAATACAAAACAGATCAATACTTGGGGACTTGGTAAGTTTAATAATCAACAGAGCAATGTAAACTATCGTGCCTTCACAAACGAATATGATTTGTTAAATGCATTTATCCACTGGTGGATGATTGAGGAGAATACTCCAGAAGTCATCACTGGTTGGAATAGTGAACTGTATGACATTCCATATTTGGTTCGTCGTATAGATCGTATTCTTGGTGAAAAACTGATGAAGAGAATGTCTCCATGGGGACTTGTAACTGAAAGTGAAAAATTTATTTCTGGACGCAAACATATCTCTTATGATATTGGTGGAGTAAGTCAACTTGATTATTTGAATCTCTATAAGAAGTTCACTTATAAGGCACAGGAATCTTATCGTCTTGATCACATTGCAAGTGTAGAACTGGGACAGCAGAAGTTGGATCACAGCGAGTTTGATACTTTCAAAGACTTCTACACTAAAGGTTGGCAGAAATTTGTGGAATATAACATCAAAGACGTGGAACTTGTTGACCGTATGGAAGACAAGATGAAACTGATTGAACTTGCTTTAACAATGGCATATGATGCCAAGGCAAACTATGCTGATGTATTTTCTCAGGTACGAATGTGGGATACAATTATCTACAACTACCT